GAAGTGTTTTATTAGCTTTGAGCCGTCACCTTTGGTTATATCCTCATACCTGGTAAAGGCTGTGCCCAGGTGATCGTTAATCATGCCTAGCCCAGCGTCACTAGATTCCGCCCCATGCTTCTTCAACGCGCCTTTAAGCATACCGATCTGCTTCGAGGTTATCGGATCATTCTGTGTATAGATAGGCCTCGTACTTCCCCAAGCGTCATCTAGCACGGGCTCAATAGGTGGCGGAACATTTACATAGAACTGGTCATCTACCGGCGTGGGTGCTTTAGTAACTTCCACCCTTCGGGCTTTAGCGGCCTCGATTTCGTCCCAAGTCGCTATCGATTTATCTATACCGATACCGAGAGCACCGATAGCGCGACCCCATGCGCTTGTCTCCAAATTCTGGATCTCCGAGCCGCGAGTAAATGGGGTAGTACCTGGCACAAGCTCCCACGCTGTACCTATGCCAGGGCGAACGTCATCAGCCGTACGGTAAGCGTAGGCCCTGCCTATTACCCAACGTTTGCCCTCGATCTCGGTAAACTCAGGGGCGTCCATTTGTAGCGACCCCTCGGGGTGCCGCTTGTAGAATAAGGCTATTCGCTCCGGTACGGTAACGTAACCGTCCATACTGTAGCCACTCACTTACGGCCCCGGTATCCCCAGAATAGGCCGATAGTTAACCCGAACAGTAAACAGATTACGGCTACTTCTATCTCCATGCTGTCACTTCCCATACTTGTATCGAGCGCCGATTATTAGTGGCACGCTGTGACGGGACACGGCCTACGGCCTTAATTATTCCCGACTCACTCCACCATGAGAATAAGGAACCGATCTGGTTAGGGTGCCCGACCGGGTGCCCATATGTCGCTATTAAATCGTCCGCTGTAAATGTCCCACCAATGGGTAGGCCTTTGCGCCATTTAGTTACGGACCTTAGCCATGCTTCATCGAACTTAGCGCGAGGCGGCTGTGCAGCTTGCTCTGCTATTTGATCTTGATATGCACACCACGAGCAACTAGGGCCTGTGCAGCCGTGTTCTGGTCTGTCTATGCGTATGCCGCCAATAGTGTCGAATAATGCTTCCATGTTTTCCTCCCGAGTAGTGACGGTTGAGATCCCCTAATCTTGGTTAGAGGTTGTGCGCTTCCCCACGCTGGTATCTCGACCGTTCGCGCCTAACATAAGCCATAGCCAAATGTTCGCGCAAGTACCGACACGATACTGGGGGAAAGTGTCTTCCAATTCTTGCGCTATCCGTATGCGCTCCTCATAGGCTTCTACAGGTTCGCCAGGGTTAACTCGATACCGGCTAGGCTCCGTATGGTAAAGATCTCGCAGCTCTAGCCATTTAATAATTGCCTGGGCTCCTGGTCTGAGTATTTCGTCCTCGGTAAATGCTTCCTCAATATTCCAGAGAATACGTGCTATTTCGTTTTCCCGTATCTGGTAGCGGCTTTGTAGTTCTTCGGTTAGTTCACCCTTAATAAGATACATTCCGGCCCTCCCGCTGTTGTACGCCAATGATGAGCGCCTTTTCCATGTGCCCAAGCCGTGTAGAAGGCCCGGTCTTGCCAGTAGCGCGACCATTTAGCAATCGGATATTTACGTAGGTTTTTTATAGCGTGCCGCTCTGACATTGATTTAGCTTCATGTTTCATCATGTGTGTCAGGCTGACCCGCCATTGACTATCGAGGAACTGATAAGCACCCATAGCACTGCTGCTAGGGTTTCGGGCTTTATAGTTATGGCTCGATTCCCGCTCCATAATGCACTTCCGTATTGGTGCCCATTTTTGGGCATACCATTTGCCAGTGTACGCGGAAGCCTGCCAGCCTTCTGTATTTGTGGGATCTGTGGCAGGGTTTAGCGTGATCGCAGCTGTAAGCACGATCGCGGCTAACACTCTCTGATGACCGTAACTGTAGAGGATATTCGAGTGCGGATAACTTCGACCGATTCCCGGTCGATTCTCCGCTGTCCGCCGGGTGTCTTTATGGCGGTTATGTCTCCGTTATCTGCATAGCGTCTTACTGTGTCTCGGCTTACTCCAAGCATTTTGGCGGCTTCTGCTGGTCTAATATATTCGCTCATTTTTACCCCTTCCGAGATAGAGCGTACTACTTCCTAGCGGTTTTTAGTGCACGACTCCAGGCTATTTTCTTGCTTGGGTTATTTGTGAGGATCGGTAAAGGATAGATAGTGGAGTCCCGCTTAGCGGCCTGTGTAAAAGAAATGTGTATGTGCTGTGTGTGGCCGTAGCCTTTGCCGCGCCACCGCCACCACGCCCCCGAGTAGGTGCCCGAGGCTATTTGGTTTTCGTACACCACGTATTTAATGCGATTATGACCAGGAAGATCCGACATGGCGTACTCAATTATTTGGTCGGCTAGTTTCTTTGCTGTTCGACCGTTACGGGCTGGGCTTTGTCCCATATTTTCGTCTATATCGATCGCGTACACGATTCCTTCTTTATCGGGGTTATGATCCGATTGCCTAGCCTTGTGGTCGCTGTCACCTATCCAGCCGTCTGAGCGTTTATCACGGTTAGGCCAACGGCGGTCTATTTGGTCTCTGAGCCTAACGCCACCGGCGCATAGTTTAATCATCTAGTTCGTCCCAGTCGACTGTTCCATAGCGTGGATCTTGCGGGTTTACTGTGTTTATTGCTATGGGGATCACCGCGGCACCGATCGCCACAATAAGCGGGTGAATATCTGCGGTCGTGAGCCATGACAGTAGCGCCCCAAGTGCAGCTCCTGACGCAATTTTAACGAATGATCCGGTAGCGGTTGCCGCTAGCCATTCCTCGAATTTTCTCATTGCTTGCCCCGATCGTGTTGGTCTATGTGGGTGTCTAGGCGGTCTCGTAAATAGCGCTGGTCGTGCTCTATCCGTACTAGGGAGTCTTTAATGCTTGCGCCACCGTTAGGCTCAAATTGCCTACTTAACGATATTTGGGCGCGAATAATCCAGACAAGTAACCCAAATACTGCCGTAATAATGGCTATAAGCGGTATTAGGTCGGCTGGGCTGTTAATCGTCATGGGCCAGACGGCTTAGCATGTCATCTTTATTGGGCCTGTTGGCGGCTAATAGTTTTGCTTTTACCCTGTCCCGAGCCTGCTCTGTGCTGTTAGCCGTAGTTTTAGCGGCCTTTTTAGCGGCTTTTTTAGGCTTGGGGGCTTCCGCTTCCATAGTCTCGAAGTCGGCTTCTGTGGTCTGTATTTCGTCCACGGTTAGGCTCCTAGGTTCGGGTACATTACGGCTATCATTGCGTCTGTAAATCCTAGGCTTTTGGCGTGCTCGATCGAGGCTTCTCTTGCGGCTTTATCGGCGGCTTCTTTTTTTACCCGATCCTTTTCCGATTTTATTGCTGCGGCCTGATCCGCTTCATATTGTGTCTGTTCTTCCAAAGTTCGATCTCGTTCTATTGTTTGTCCAGTATTTGCCCAAGTTTCTGTAATAGTCATTATTTCCCCTATGAGTTTTGGAGTCCGTAGACTCGGACAGTTCCCGTTATTGTTCCCGCTACAGGAATGATCGATATACCATCAAATTGTGTTGTAGCTGTAAAAAATCCGGCCGATTTTAATTCTGTAATAGTAGTATTAGTGCTAATTCCGTCCCCCAAAAATGTTGTATTATCTGCTGTTTGAGGTCTGGCTACCCATAGTTGAAAGAAATTGTTTGTGTCTGCGCCGGTATAGGCCACTTGTTGCCAACTTGTGGCAGCTGTTATGCCGCCGCCTGATATTGTTGCCCCATTAGCGACAATTCTTTGGGAATTGTAATTTGATGTCGTGTTGTCTGCTCCTGAGACTCTGAGACGTAAACTTAGACTTGTGGCATTTGAGGCCGTAAAGGCTGTAAGTAAAAAATAATTTTCGTAGGTACTTGTAAAACAGTTATTGATGTTTACTGCACTTGAGGTAGTGAATGTGCTTGACGTTATATAAGTCATGCCCGAAGCATTGGCAAGTACCCAAGCCGACCCATTCCAAAACTCTGTTTTATTAGAGTCCTGTAGATAGGAGTATTGCCCGTCTGTGGGGCTGGGTATTGCTGTAGCTCTAGCCGCGGAAGTTGCGAACGGTAACACACCTACTAGGTCTACTCGGTTAGCCAAAGATAGGGACGCCGCCGGGTAATTCGCTACTAGGTCGGTGGACTCGACATACGGGGTCCCTTCGGGTGTAAGTGCCATACTGCTCTCCTTATGCCGCTAAATCTCGGCTAGTTATTGTTTCGAACCATTTAAGCGAAGCCGGAATATCGCCCCATTCTAGCGCCCCATCTACATCACTCCAGGGTATTGTTGCTAGGGAATATCTAGGGTCGGATAGTGACAGGGTGAGAATGTGCTGCTCTGGGGTATAAACCTCTCCCCAGCCTTCCACTATCCCAAAATAATAGGTTTCGGGGGCCGGTTGTGGCAGGTTTTCCAACGTAACCCCCATACCACTCACAAGCTCTAAAACTAGATCGCGGTCTACTGTGCCCAGATTATGCACGAGTATGGAGATACTGCCCAAATTCCAGAAGGGTATTGCTTGGGCGGTTATGATTGCTTCGGCCCTGTCGCTTACGTCCCCAGCGCTTTTAATGTCTGTGTTTAGCCGGTATTCGCGTAGCCCATAAGTAGCGATCGATCCGGCGTCTGTTTGGGTAGTTTCGTGGCTATCGTTATGTCCTAGGACTGTTACAGAGTTTAGGACTGTTTGCCTAGTCCTAGTCCAGTTAGGGGTAAAAATAATGTCGCTGCCGGGAATGTTTGTGGGTATTTGATTGACCGGAAAACTGCCCCAAGTTACCGTGTTATCGTCATAGGTTCCGACCACATTAGCCCAAGCGCCACTAAAAGACGTAGTGCCTCGCATGCCGTACGACTCAAACACGATCCGACCGTAAGGATCATCGTAATAGGTAGCGCCCGTAGTCTCGGCTAGGTAAGCCAAGTAGCTGAGTGCGTCCGTAGGGTCAATATCGGCCCCGGTTATGGCGTGTAGGACTGTTACTGTGTCGGCTCCGTTTAGATACGGTAAGCCTACGGTAGTTAGGACGTCATCTACCCGAGTGGATACGGTTTCTTCGCTCCAGCCGCTGGCTCCGACTTCGGTAAATCCAACCCGCGATAACTCACCAATAGACGTTATGGTGGACACGGCTACAGGCGGCACGCTGGATAAATGGGTAAGCGTTATATCTGTCACTTGCCCTGTAAACCTGTGAAAACCGTAGGCCTTGATTTCTACCGTGTCCGAGATCTCGACCTGGACACCGACCGGGCCCCTAATAATTATTTGACTATTCGAGGGCTGGGGGGCCGCTGTGACGTCACTTCTACCGTGTTGGATCTGTACTTCATACTCGACCGTAGAGAGATCTAGCGCCGTCCCGTTTATGCTAATAAGGGTTATCACCGGTTTACCGGACTTACGGGTGCCCCGTTACGGGCGTCAGCGGATCGGACAAGATTTTGTAATGCCTGGGCTACGGCGGCGTTTGTTAGGTTAACTTGTCGGCGTTCTGCCTGGGCTACGACTTCGGCCCGGCCTGCCGCCCCTGCCGCTTCGACTTCCCTAAGCGCGGCGGCTACATCTGACATAAGCTCGGCTTTAAATGATTGCCCTAACGGTTTCGCTATTTTTTTGCCGATTTTGGCTAGCCGGTTTACTTCTTTAGCCATTTGTTCACTAATGGAGTCGACCATAGTTAGGGCCGATTCCTGACCAGCCAATAAAAACTCTGGGACTAGGCCCATGGCTA